TTAGTATGGTGTAATCAGTTTGCTATATGCTATGTAACTATATTGCGTACAATACTTCGACTTATAAATATACCGGAACGGACATTTAGGGACTATAATTTGTTTTCCCTGCATAGCTACATTCATGGCACTTTGCATAGCCGGACTATCCGCAATCATAAATACGGGTTGCGGTGCGGTCAGTACAAAGCAGTTCACCGGAGCGGCTTCAAAGGTGACACACTTAATGTCCGGCAGACCGACATCAAACGATGGGGTTACACTTTCACACTTGGAAGGTTCACTAACACTCGATGCCTGGACGTTCAAGGAGAACAAAGACATCATCAAAAAGCCACACATGGCAAAAATAAAATTCTTCATTTCTTTACTTATTTATAAAATTAAACAGTGGAAGGGTAGAAACACTACCCTAGCCTTTTACATAATATCAAGGGCTTCTTTAAGCTCGGCCGTCTTCTCTTCATCCAAAGCAGTAATATTTGCAATAAGAGTTTCCTCCTTCATGTTCATTGATGCTTTCTCACCGAGAGACTTCAAAATATCAACCAATACCTTTTTCTCAAACTCTTTATCAAAAAGAGAGATTGTTATCTCCTTCTTTTTTTCAATACACTCTACAAGTTTGCGTTCCTCCAAATCCTGCACACGTACTTCATTTTCGATCTCGATAACTTCACCCAGATTATAGAGCTGGTGAGTAAACGTATCACGAAAAACAGTTATTACTTTTACTTTCATGCCTGTACAGTTTTAGAGTCCAACGTATAGATTCTATCAACATTATTGATGATAGGAACAACCATAGCCTGAGAAGAAGTGAATTCCCTTAATGGATCATTCTTTGAGTACTTAGACAGCAGAATGAATTCATTTGCCACCTGATATTCAACACCAGCAACACGGCGAGTTGTTTCGGCAGTATTAGTCCATACCAAAGAACCAAGCTTTTCATCGCAAGTGAATACCACCATACCCTGTTGCCAAGGAGAGTGAGACTTCTTAACACCATTAAGTTCAGTCTTTATCTTACGAGCAACACGATGAAGCGTCACGTCCCACTTAGTTTTTGCGACCTGAGCAGCTTTTTCAAAGTCCAAAGTTGGAACGCCAATACCCTCCTGAGCTGTGACTTTATTATCGAAAGCATACTGACCGCGTACCTGTTTACTTTGATAAAATCCTTTCAATGCGATATCATCCAGCCAAAGGTCAGTGATCGTATTCTGGTCTTCCAAAGCCTTATCAAATACCTTTTGCATATCATCCAAAGGTTTTGAAGTATCAGGATTATCCCACAGAACAGACACTCCAAATTTATTGGCAGTATAATAACCAACATCAATACGGACACCGGTTCCATTATTGCGTTCGCTTAAACCAATACCGGTTGACAATTCAGAAAGAAACATGTCTTCAATGCGCTCCCAAACTCCTTCAAGACAACGAGGGAGATCATTGAATATCTTATTTACAATCTGATTGATTGGCATATTCTGAGCGATCATAGCATCAATATCCTTCATCTGCTTTTCTGTCAGATAAAGTTTCATACCAAGCTTTGGAATCTCCCCGGAAGCAGTTTCGATAGAGTCACGAGTCTTCAACGGAAGTTCGGAATCTAAAGAAACCACATCTGCAGCCACTCTGTTATACTCCGCCAAGATACTTGACCAGCGTCCATCGGCTGAAAAATCAGGTGTAAGCAACGTCTTATACATGTAAGGAAGCTGGTTAGCTCTCTTTTCGTTCAATCTCTCGATAATGGAAATTACCAATTGAGGGAAGAATCTTTGAGTATACTCTAAGTAAAGTGATTTTTCCATTTATTATGCCTCCTCGTCTTTAATGAAATCAATATGAGGGCAAGCTGCCTTGAATGCATCCAGAACGGAAGCCATATCATAGGACTTTGCCACATCGTTTACTTCTCCCCACGTCATGATTGACGCAAACGGTTTTGCAGTACGAATACTACGGTACAGTACTCCTGCGTAACTGTGCCCCTCCGGTAATGCTGCATAAGCATCATTTGTCACGGGCATAGGTTTATACGTCCCATCACTATCCTTTCGGATAATAATATGACCGGCTTTAATTACCTTTTCCGAAAAACCGGTAACATCGAGCGTCCGGCCACCTTTAATGCCGGAAATGTACTTCTGAATGACGATTGAATCATCACCGAAGATTATCTGCTCTCTTTCATTGTTTAAATTAGCTTTTGTCATCTTGTTGTTTTTTTATTAACCGACTAATGATCTGGCAATTGCATCTACTTCTCCCTTATCTGGCTTATTATCTGACAGAGGGAATGATGTTTTATTGCCTGGTAGTAATTGCGCCTTAACATTGTTCGCTACCGTAGTAAGGTGAGAAGTGATTGCTTCCTCATTTGCATCGGATGCAATAGAGAAGCCTTCTTCAATTCGCCACTGTGGTATGCCCAATTCTTTGGCTTTGGATACGATCAGATTGCTCCGTTCGGCAACTGTCTTTTCAGCTTTAAAAGTATCATTCTCTTTCCTGATACTGTCCAAACCCTCCAGAAGAGTCTTATTCGTATTAAGTAACTCTTGGATTGTTTTTTCAGTGGCTGCTTTCTCTGCCTTGTACCATTCCGGCATATCCTTTTCTTTCTCCCGTTTAGCTTGTTCTTCCAGCTTTTTAGTTTCTTCCTCGGCCTTCTTCCTTGCTTCTTCCGTCTCAAGCTCTTTTTTAGCATCAGCTTTAGCTTTGGAAACAGCATCAGTAACACGCTTGTCACTCGTCTTCTGAAGGTTCTCAAGGAATCCCTTTTGTGCAGAAATAACAGTGTCGATATTTTCGTCAGTAACAAGACCGATAGCCGAAAGGCTTTCGGCATGTGCCTGCAGAATAACATCTCCTAATCCAAGATGAGAAAATTCTTGTTTTAGCTTTTGGAAAATCTTTTCTTTCATACTGTATGATTTTTATTTTCAAATTGTGAAGGTAAAAATACCTACAAAAAAGGTTATTGGTAAATATTTAGAGGCACGATTCACGACAATGAACTAATTGTCGTGAATGGGGTGAAGTTGGAAGAAATGAATAGAAAAGATATTATCAGATAGTGTGAAGTTCACTAAAAAGAGATTGTGGAGAAATAGCATAAAAAAGGCGTGAAGTAACAAGATCACGCCTAAAATATTATAAAAATGAATTATGCCTATTC